ATGCTTATCCTCTTGGTGATTTACTTCCTGCAAACATTCGGCTGATCGAACTGCTGGAGGGTGAGGGCTATGCAAACACTCGCTAACCTTGTTCGTCACTACATCGCAGCGGCTGATCAGCCGCTGCCGCCACCGACACCAGGCATTGATTGGCTCTTTGCTGCGAATGGATTATTCAAGCGAGCGACCAATGCAGCGCTCAGCGCCACGATCTGCGTTGAGCAGTACAACACCTCAATCTATGGCCTGAATGCACTCTTACCAAGCGTTCAATGGAACCACCACCGGGGTTTATTGCCAGCCTCGTGGCTCGATGCCTTGCTCAATTCAGCTTGCGACGCATGCACATTACCAAGCGGCATGCTTCGCCCGCTTGAAAAACAGTGGTTTGTTATTTGGCGCAATAACGGCGTGCGATTGATCGCACCAACCGAGCAGCACGCCAGTGCAGGCAGTGTTCGCTATGCAATGCCCCAAGAGCCGGTACTCCTTGATATTCATTCGCATCACACGATGCGCGCCTACTTCAGCGGCACCGACGACCGCGACGACCAAGGATTATCAATCTCGATGGTGGTTGGAAATATCTTTGAAAAGCCTGAAGCAGTGGCACGGCTGAACGTGTACGGCCACCGCCAGCGCATTCCACTGACGATGTTGTTTGATGGGCTTGGCCCATTTACCGAGGGAGGGAGCTATGCAGCTGCCAAGTTTTGAGCCGCCGATTACCTTCGGCTTTGGCTATAGCGAGATCGATTTGATTGTCGTTGGCGCAGGTGGTACAGGCGGCTACGTCCTACAAAACATTGCGCGCTTGTTGGCCCACCACCGCTGGGGGCAATCGGTTCGCTGTATCGCTATCGATGGCGACCATGTTGAAGAGAAGAATGTGGGCCGCCAGTTATTCAGTCACGCCGAAATTGGCCGGAATAAGGCGCAAACACTAACCCATCGGTTCAATCGCGCGCTGGGCTTGTCAATGGCAGCTATTCCAGAAATGGCGACTGTTGATATGTTGAGCGATCTTTGCCGCTATAAAAACGACCGTGTAGCGATCGTTATCGGCTGCGTCGATACCACGGCGGCCCGCGCGATTATTCATCAATCCTTGATTGGCAAAACCTTGTGGATTGATAGTGGTAATGCTGACACCAGTGGTCAAGTGGTAATTGGATCGGCGCGCCATAAATCAGATATGCAAGGCGTGCTGGGGCCGTTTTGCTCGATGCTGCCAGCGCCCAGCTTGCTCTACCCTGACCTCATAAAACCAGTGCCACAGCTCCAGCCAACCGACGATCAGCGTAATTGCGCAATCGACCTAGTTGAGAATGTTCAATCAATGATGATCAATTCGGCCATGGCCATGATCGTCTCTGAATATTTGAACACGCTGCTGACGAAGCGCGGCATTACGCGCTATGAAACCAGTATTGATCTGGAATCGCTCGCAATGAGCAGCAAGACGATCACGGCAACTAACTTGGCGCGCTCGCTCGATGTTGAAACAGAATTTCTGACCAAGAAAGGACGATAAATCATGACCTTCGTAAAACCAGAAGTTGAAGAAATCGACACCCGCTTTGTGCGTACCGATGGCGGCACGCAAACACGCGCCAGCCTCAGCATGTTCACGGTTGATAATTATGCTGAGGCCATGAAGGACGGCGTAGTATTTCCACCAATTATCACCTATTACGATGGCAGCGAGTATTGGCTCGCTGATGGCTTTCACCGCTTGGCCGCTGCCGAGCGGGCAGGCCACAGCGCAATTGATTGCGAGATTCGTCAAGGAACGCGCCGCGATGCGATTCTGTATAGCGTTGGGGCCAACTCGAACCACGGCCTGCAACGCACCCGCGAAGACGTGCGCCGCGCAATCGATTTGCTGCTGCGTGATGATGAATGGCGCGAATGGTCAGATTCGGTTATTGCGGCCAAGGTTGGCTGCAATAACAAAACAGTTGGCAGCCGCCGCGCCGAATTGGTCGCAGTTGGGGAGATTGAGGATTCGGGCATCCGGCGAGCCGCTGATGGCCGCCTGATGAACACCGCGAAAATTGGCGATGGGCCAACGGAATTACCATCAGCATCGATGCTTACGCCTGAGCCAACCATCCATGCATCCATGCCCACTGATCAAGAATTGGCCGTCGTCGAACCAGAGCCAACTCTTACGCCAGCGCCAAAAGCTATTCCAAGCATTGTCAATTTTCAAGCTGCACCACGCGTCGAAAATCACCCGATTCCGGCAACGCCAGCACTAGCACCCGTGCAGGCCGCAGCGCCCAAGCCAATGCCAGCACCACAACTGGTACCAAGCTTGACACCAGCTGCTGCGCCACCATTGCTCACGCTCACGCCAGCGAGCGGGCCAACCCTAACTCCTTTGGCAGCTCCAGCACCATCACATGATCTTCAGTCGGTGATTCAAACGCAAGCTATTGCAGCATTGATTCAGTCGATGGCAGCCGAAGCCCAGCGCATCGCACACGAGACGCTGACCACGTATGAGCAAACAAGCAAGCACTATATTGAAATTGAGGTCGATAAAGGTCGCTTTGAAAACGCTGGCAAGCTCATGCTGACATCGCCAAGCATTCAAAGCCAAGCCGCATTTTTGGCCGTGGCAATCACAATTGAGGATGCGTAGATTTTTTATGATTGGCAGAGCACTTGGGAATTTCCCAAGTGGGCACGCTCGCACCGTGCTCGTTTCATCATCGTTTGATGCTCGTTCCATGCTCGCTTCACTGGGGGCATGGAACCCGCTCGCTGAGTGGCATCAAGCGGCCATTTGGTAGGACGACACTCTTTAATAGGCTGCTGCACACACCGTGTACAAATCGTGCACATATCGCGCAACGAACGCGCACAAATCATAAAGGTCAATGAAGCGGCTCGCTGCGTGGCCTGAAGGGGTCATTTCGTGGGCCGACACTCTTAATAGGGGGATCTATGGTCATTATCAAGGCGGTGTTCCGTAATTTCAACAATCGGAATCAGCAAGTTAAGTTTATTTGCCCAGGCAATAGCTTAGGCGATAAGCGCCACGCGGAGACATTCAGTCAGGCCCAAGCCGAAGCGAAAATTGATCAACTCAAGAAAGAAGAGCGGTTCAAAACCTTCGATTTCTCAATCGAAAATGCTATTATTGAGGAGGTGAACTAGCCCCCTTTTCGTGATACAGCAAACGAAACAACATCTGTTGTATTGGAGGATGTATGACTGACCTCGCGCAGCTCCAGCAATTCACCTGGTTCGATGATCCGGCAAAACCAGCCCACTACCTAACCAAGACCGAATTGGCCAAGCTTGGCTTGAAACCGCCAGCGGAGCCAGTGGCCTTTATTTATTGGAAAAAGAAACACACGACGTATTACCTCTATGATCAGAATTTGGCAACGCCCAAACGCAAGCCAACGGAAGCGCAGGCCGCAGCGCTGGCCAAAGCGCAGGACGCGCTGAAAACCTGTGAGGTTTGCGGCGAGGTAGAAACATACCGCATACCAAAGGATCAGCGTTTAGGCGGCATCGACGAGGACGGCAAGCGTTGCCGATTGCGCGTGTGCAATGCCTGTTATTTCTGTTTCTATGCTGAAGCGCGACGAATCGATGTGTTGCGAATCCGCCGTTGGGCGCAGCAGATGATCGCTGAAAACTGGCTGATTCTCGACCTAGAAACAACTGGGTTGGGTAATGCCGAAATCATGCAGATCGGGATTGTAGACTGCGCAGGCGCGGTGCTGATGAACCAGCTCATTAAACCACGCCAAGAGCCAACGGAGCGCGCGGTTGAAGTTCATGGCATCACAATGGAGCGTGTGGCCGATGCCCCTGATCTCCTTGATGTGCTGCCTCAGCTCGCGGAGATTCTTCGAGGCCGAGAAGTCTTGGTCTACAATCTATCCTTCGATAAGCAAGTGCTTGCTTGGTGCTTGCACGTGCGCGATATCAATGCGCGCACGTGGCTGGAGATGGCAAGTTGGAATGATTTAATGGAAGTGTACAGCGATTGGGTTGGCGACTGGAGTCATTCACGCCAAGCAAACCGCTGGCAGCGCTTGAACGGGCCGCATGATGCAGCTGGAGATTGCTTGGCTGCGCTGGCCTGCGTCAAAGAAATGGCGGCCTTCTCGATGTTCGGGCCGCTTGAGTTAGGGGCGGTTGTACTTCCAAACGAGTATTAATCAAAGGCCCATGATTGATTGTCCGAATAATCAATCATGGGCTTGCTTGTGACCAACATTCGTGCTACCGAACGCCACGGCATTAAGAATATTAATGCTAGGGCCGTTTTTCGCCGAATGGACAAGCAACCTGATAGCAAGGTGAAAATTCACCTGTGCGACTACCTGTACGGTTGCCTATACGACTTCTCACGCGGTCGGATTGGTTCGGCCCACTGGAATCGCCTAAAAGCCGCTTCGTGAGGTTCCTACATCCTTTATTGCGCTCAGCAACGCAGATTCCCCCGCTTTTCTTTAGTGATCGGTATGTGTAACCAAGGTATTGACCAGCTCGCTAGCGAGTGAAAGCTATGTGTCCACGATGTTATGGCTAGCCTGTCCCCATACGCCGAAAAACGGCAATAGGCCGCAGCGGGCGCATTTGCGCAGAAACCTACGGTTTGGCGGGCGGCAACGATTCGTGTAATTTTGGGCCATTTGACACCAACCATTAATCAATCGGCACGCATACGCATGAAATTATGGCGTAGACTATCGACGATTCTACGATCACAGGAGAGAACCATGCTCTATATCTTTGACCTCGATGGCACCCTCATTCAAGGCTACATGGACGGCGGCGATTATGCGCACGTGCAACCATTGCCGGGACGGATTGAAAAACTAGCTGAGCTGCGTGCCGTTGGCCACACCGTTGCGATTGCAACGAACCAAGGGGGCATTGCATTTGGCTACAATTCTGAGGGTGATTTCAAGGCCAAGTTGATTGAGGCCTTACGCGCGCTGAAGCTTTCGCGGGATACGCCTGTGAAAGTCTGCTTTCATCATCCGACGGCGAGTATCGAACAGTATCGTGATCCCGAAGGGTGCGCGCGTCGGAAGCCGAGCGGGTTGATGTTGAAAGAACTTATGCAGGAGCTTGGTCATACACCAGCAGACACGATGTATATCGGCGATCGACCCGAGGACGATCAGGCGGCGGAGCATGCCGCGGTGGCCTTTATGTGGGAACGGGATTTCTTTGGGCCGCTGGGTTAAGGGCTGATATTAGATAGAAATCAGCCCCATGGCCTGTACACTTGGGGTATTCACTAAACTGTACACCGGAAGTGAATACCCTAGGAGGTGTACACCATCTTTACTTTTTCGCTTTCTTCGATCCTGTTTTTGATATACCTGATCATTGCAACTGTTCACAAAGGTGTTCACTAGATGCGCAGGGTTGACGTGAACACTTGAAATGAACACAGATGGGCCGTGGTTTGGGTATTGACTCCGCCTGATCACAAACCCCTGTAATAGACTTGCAAGGGAGTGGTGACAGGGGATAGTGAACACCCAATAGCCCTCGAAATGGGCTATTGACACAACGCCAACAGCTTGTTAGGGAACGGCCTAAAGGCCCGCTGCGCTCGCGCTTGCGCCTAACAAACCGCTGGCGTTCCGCCCTTGCGGGGCGGGCACGCGGCTGCGCCGCGCCACCGTGGGAAAATCCGGTGTCCAAGTCTGGGCTATTTCGCCTCACAATGTGAGCGCCTGCGGCGGTTCTACGAACGCTGCAATAAACGCTATTCCAGTCCTTGATCACCGGCTGCGGCTGAAGCCTTGGGCATTGCGGTGCGGTAGCTCCTCTGCCATTTTCCCACGGTGGCGCGGCGACGTGCTTGATCTACTTTTGACCACGAGTGATCTACTTAAGCAACTGATCCAAAACCGCCAGCATTCGATCTATCGCGCACTCTGCCTAACCGTTCCCGCCCAACGCTGCCGCGTGGTGTCGCTGACGCGACTGTTTTTTGAAGTGCAGAATTTAGTTTATGAAGTAGAAAAATGTGACAGAAATTAGCCTAGTTATGGTGTACGATGGATCAATGATTATCTCATTAGGAGGTTTCCATGGCTCAAAAAATGCGCGAGAAAATGGTTCATATGAAAGAGTTGAAAGATGTACACGAATTTATGGATATTTATAATCAATATGCTAATGCGGCTGTTGAGGATGATATTCATTTTGATGAGGAGGACGAAGATATTATCGTTGGATGTTCAGGGTTCCAGTATCTCCCTGATGTTCATGAAGGCATCATTGTTTTGAAGGTAGTGGATAAAGTGAAGAAATCGAAAAAGGGTCTTCGTCGGGAAGTATAAAAATGATTGGAGATTGTAGTTATGAAAGAAATGATCACATTCCCCAACATCACGTCCTCGGATTTTGCCAAGGAGTACAATAAATATCAAGATCCAAATATTGGCACTAGGCCACTATCTCCTCTGAGACGCGAAGTCGTTGGTTGTGAAGGCCATGAATTCCACCCTGACCCTAGCTCATTTAATGAAACTGATGTACGCGGACTGGGCATTATCATTCTACGAGTTGCACGGCCATAATAAGAGAGATACGATTGAATTTACTTGCGGATCAGTCACCACCCTGACTGATCCGCCTCCCCTGAAATCAATCAATAATCAATCCTGCAATTAAAACGAAATCTGAATGAAATTAAATAACCCTCAATATCCCACTTTTACCCACACCCAGAGTAGAATCCACGACCCGATACAACTATGCAAAATCAGGAAAGTTAATATCGCCAGCAATTTATTTTGCCGCGTGCAATTCTTTGTGATCCACTATTCCAAGTCGTAGGCATGCGTTTGCTGGTCAGTGTAGGGTTTTTTGCCCCTTTTTAGCGCATTCGTGCTTGACAACAAAAATCATTCGTTTTAGCATTTATGTACAGTCATACAGCGCCCTACCCAACGAGGTGTCCCATGGCCTTTTATGGAACAGCAATTCTAGTTTTCCAATCTGGCGCATGGGAAGAGGTCGCTCGTGTGACCCAGGTCAAGCGACGCATCGGTGAAACCACGAACGCATTTCTAAAACGATGCAAGAAGCGTGGTGAAACCTTAATGCAAGACCATTCCGGTTTTTCGGCGGTGATTGAAGTGGATTATGCCCAAGACCAGCCAACGCTGGCAAAAATCACTCTCACGCCAACAAAAGTAGCAAGCAACGATACTGTTGCCTGCGTGACTAGTCGCTAATTCTTTGACTAGCCATAGTGACCTAGGCAACTAGGCACACGAGCGATGCGATACCCGCACGGTCGATTCATTCCAGCTTCTGCTGGAATGGTTCAACTGTGCGGGTTTTTGTTATTTTCAGGATTTTTTATGACCGAGGCCGAGCAAGCAATCAAGCTAATCAATGGCAACGGCCTCATTGGGATTCTCGTTGTGATTTTGTTTTTTCTGAGTAAATCAGCAGCTCCAGCGGTCGGCAAAGTATGGGATTGGTTTGTTTCGTATTTCAATCCAGCGCGTGCTGACGAGAAGGAACAGCAGAAGAAGAACGATCAAGACCGTGAGGCTCGCTTAAGGAAAGAGGAAATTGCGTTGTTGTCGCAAGTCTACGATGGCGAGCTGCTGGATGCCTATAAGAAAAATACCGAGGCCAATGTACAGGTCATTATGACGATGCAGGCTATGCAAATTGAAATGCGCGCCTCGCGTCAAGACCTCGACGATATAAAGCTGGATATTGCGGCTATTTACGCCCAGAACCGTCAATCACAACCCAGTCGGGATCGGCGGAACGCAACGCAACCGAATCAACCATTACCAACACAGGAGGGTAAACCCCATGCTCGCAACCATCAACGAAATCGCTAACATCCTCGTGCCATTACTGCTTTCAGTGATTTTTGGCATTATCGCCAGCTCAGGCCCAGCCCTGATCAAACTTGGTACGGCTTTCATCAACTCGAAATTAACCGAGCATCAGCAAGCCGTGCTGTATGCCGCTGTGAAGGTTGGTGAACGGGCTGCCGCTGCGCAAGGCTTTACCCCTGAACACGCATGGGAAACAGCCAAAGCGGTTGCGGTCAAAGAAGCAATTGACTATGCCAATCGATTTGGCCTGAGCCTCGATCCAAAAACGCTTGTGCCATTGATTGAAGCTGAAGCAGCTAAACAAGTGCGTGAGCGTCCAGTCCTTACGGTCGTTCCTGGCGCAACCGACGGAGTGTAACCAATGGGCATCCTTGATTTACCAGTTGTTGATATTCGGCATCTGCTACTGCGTCGCCCGTCGCAATTCCTTGTCACGCGGCTCTTGAAACTTATCAGCGGCAGCGCCTTTCATTACAACGGCCCTGAAGTCGACACCGAAGAATCGGTTGATGCAGAAATCCGGCATCTTCAGGCAATTGCCAAGTATCACGTTGGGAAAATCTGGGGCTATGCCAACGGGGTTCCAATCTACGGTCACGGCATTATGTATCACTATGCCGTAGGCGCAACGGGCACCATTTACTGGCTGCGCAATCAGAGCGAAATCCTTTGGCATTGTGGCAATGGCACTGGCAACAACACAACTATTGCGGTTCATAACCCGATTGGCGGTAAGCAACGCCCAACGGACAAACAGTGGGATTCAAATATCAAACTGTTTAACGCATTGGCCGAGGATCGTGGGTTTCAGGCAAAGAGTAATACGAAAGGGCATAAGGAGTGGGGGCAGAGCGAATGCCCCGGCCCTGTGCTTATGCCAATGCTTGACACTTGGCGTAAAGAGCCAGTTATCAAGCGCTATCGCATTAAGTACAACGATGCGAATTGTCGCCAAGGCCCAGGGCTTAATTTTCCAATTGCCGCAACGTTCCAAGCGGGCCACGAGTTCGATGGCAAGGTAGTTATTGGTCAATCCATTAATGGAAACAATATTTGGTACTGGCGCGCCGATGGTCTTGGCTTCATTCATTCATCCTTGTGTGAAGCAGTTTGGTACGAAATGACCGATAGTCGTGACTTTCTTCATCAATCAGTCGTTGCTTAGGAGGTTTAGTTGGAATCATTGTTTGGTCTTTCTGTGGAAGCCTGTGTTGGTCTTGCCCTGATCGTGATTCTGTTAATTGTTGTCGGTGTGGCACTCGCTCGCATGCACACCGATGTCAACAACTTAATGGTTGGTACGGGCCATTTAGTTGATCGGCCACCCGCGTGGCGATGGGGCAAGCCAGACCGTGCCCAGCGTCGCCGGAATGCGCGCAAAAAATAATCCACTTGGGAAATTCCCAAGTCAAACCCAAAACCATGCATCCATGCATCCATGCCTAGGCGGTGACCAATGAGCGACAACAAAGCAGAAAAACCATTGACAGCGAAACAACGGCGCTTTGTTGATGAATATTTGGTCGATTTCAACGCCACCCAGGCGGCCATTCGTGCGGGATATGCAGCAAAGTCGGCGTATTCAACAGGTTCCGAAAACCTGAGAAAACCTGAGATCCAAGCCGAGATCAACCGCCGTCTCGATAGCATCATGCCCAAGGCTGAAATCTTGGGGCGGCTCGCACAGCAGGCTCGTAGCACCATGCAGGATTTCTTTTTTATCGGCATGGAAGAGCGAACGATTGAAAAACGCCGGATTGTGGTCAGTACAGGTAGGGGAGACGACGGCGGAACCGAAACAATTGTTGAGGAAACCGAGGAAAAGGCTATGCGTCCAGCCGTCTACCTCAGTCTCGTCAAAGCCCAAAACCTAGGCAAGATGCACCTGATTAAGAAGTATTCAACGGGGCCAAAAGGTGAATCGATAGAGTTGTATAACGCACAGGATGCGTTGACCACGCTGGGCAAATACCACGCGATGTGGGTGGATCGCGCAGAAGTCACTGGCGAGGATGGCGGCCCAATTGAAATTTCTGAAATCGTTGTAAAGAAGAGCCATGAGCGTCCCCCAGCTCTGGACGACGACTAATGGTCGGCTTGAGCTTGATCTGCACTATGGACAGACGCAGGCTTGGGAATCAGAACGCCGATTCATAGCCGTAATCGCAGGGACGCAATCAGGCAAAACATCGTTCGGTCCGCAATGGCTGTATCGCGAGATCAAACTGCGCGGGCCTGGCGACTATATGGTGGTCACACCCACCTATCCGCTGTTAGAGGTTAAAGCATTGCCGGAATTCCGGCGATTGTTTGAGCAAACACTGAAGCTGGGGCGCTACTACGGTTCGCCTGTTCGGCGGTTTGAATTCAGTAAGGCCGGAGCCAAGCGCATGTTTGGCCTCAATGCGGATACAACCACGGTGTTTTTTGGCTATGCCGCTGATCCTGAATCACTCGAATCAGCAACCGCCAAAGCCGTGTGGTGCGACGAAGCAGGGCAAAAGAAATTCAAGCTCGCCAGCTGGGAAGCGCTCCAGCGGCGGCTCTCGCTCAATCAAGGCCGAGCGCTGATCACAACCACTCCCTATGACTTGGGTTGGCTCAAGGTTTTACACGACAAGTGGTTGAAAGGTGACAAAACAATTGAGGTGGTGAATTTCGCCTCAATTATGAATCCGGTGTTTCCGCGCGAGGAGTATAAACGAGCCAAGGCCGAGCTTCCTTTGTGGAAGTTCAGGATGTTTTATCAAGGCTTGTTTGAGCGGCCTGCTGGGTTGATTTATGGGGCATTCAAGCCGGAGATTCATAAGGTTCCGCGCTTCACGATTCCAGACGATTGGCAGCGCTACCTAGGGCTTGACTTTGGGGGGGTGAATACCGCCGGACTGTTCTTCGCTGAGGAGCCAACCAGTAACAAGCTGTACCTGTATCGTGAATACAAGGCAGGCGAAAAGACGGCAGCGGAGCATGCACGCGACCTGCGCAAAGGCGAACCAATGATTCCGATCTGTGTGGGCGGCTCGAAGTCGGAAGGCCAATGGCGGCGCGAGTTTCGGATGGCTGGCTTGCCTGTCAACGAACCCGATATCAAAGAAGTTGAAATTGGCATCAATCGGGTCTTTGGCGCGCACGCGCGCAATGAAATCTTTGTGTTTGACGATTGCGAGGGCTATCTCGCCGAAAAAGGCAGCTATAGCCGAGCGCTGGATAAGGAAGGCGAGCCGACCGAGGAGATTGAGGACAAATCGACTTTCCACTTCATGGACGCTGAACGCTACATCATTGGGCGTATTCGGCGGGGGATTGTCTAAATGGGACGCAAAAGTCGTGAAAAGCGAAACCGTCGCATGCTCCAGCAAGAGCTGCAAGGGATTGAAGAAGTTAAGTCGTTTACGTGGGCGCTTATGGAGAGTCTACTCAAGCGCAAGGACGACCCAAGCTTGAGTTTGTTCTCTGGATCGTTCGATACGCCAGCAGAACCAGAGCCGCTAATCGAGGCGGATGTAACGAAAACATTCGAGCACTTCACGTCACGGTTGTAGTTATTACTTGAGCACTTGGGAATTTCCCAAGTGGAGGCATGTATGAAGCGCATCACCACACCAATCAAGCTCTTTTTCATTGAATCCATCGCAGCCGTGGTGGTGTGGGTGCATCTGCTTGGCCAATGGCTGCGCGAATCGCTGCCCATCGTGCTTTTGGTCATTCCCTTTGTGCTGGGATGGTTGGTTGGGGTAGTGGTGTCGGTGTTCGTTTGGGTGATCGCGGCGGGGATTGAGGGCTATCGGAGTGGCCGACTATGAAATTTGTTGAGGCAATCAAGCAGCGCGTCGCTGCAATCCGAAAAGCCAGCAAGTACCTGCCACACCTGCACGGTATTGAGCATGTCTTTAGTAGTGCGCGAACGGGCGATTCGCTCTATGAAATCGACAACTACATGGAGTTTGCGGGCATCTACAACAGCTATGTCTGGGTGCGCAAAGCCGTCAACGTGATTGTTGAGTCGCTGGCTCCGCTGCCTGTGCGCGTCGTCGATAGCAATGGCAAGCCGCTGAAATCGCACCCGCTCAATGACTTATTTGGCTATATCAACGATACAACCACGCCAAGCCAACACTGGCAACAATACTTTATCCACCTGATTCTTGGCGGAGAAAATCCGGTCGAATTGGTTACGAATAAGGCCAAAACCAGCGTTGTTGAGATGTGGAATCGACGACCCGATCGGTTGTGGATTCTGCCGGACTATGCACGGCTCAACTACCCGCGCATTGCCGAATTCGTGTTTTATGGCCAAGACGCTGACCCAATCCGCGTCCCTGCCAGTCATATGGTGTTTGATCGCTTTTATAACCCGCGCAACGTATGGCGTGGCATCACGGTGATCGGTGCGCTGCGCACAGGCGTGAAGCTCGATGTTGCGGGCCAACGCTGGAATGAAAGCATTGTGACCACCGGAGCTAAGCCAGAGTTTGCCGTGACGACCAAGAAGTTCTTGACTGATGGTGAAAAAGAGCGGCTTGAGCAGCAAATCATGGATAAGCATGGCACGGGTCGTCCGTTGATGCTCGACGATGAAACTACCGTCGTGCCTTATTCATGGGCACCAAAAGACATGGAGTGGGTTGAACAACGGCGCTTTGCGCGCGATGAAATTGGCGGCTTGTTTGGCATTCCAGACGAGATCATGGGCTATGGCAAAGATACCTATGACAACCTGAAAATGGCCGAGCGCTTGTTGTGGCGGGTCACACTCAAGCCTTACATCGGGCGGCGTGATTCGGTCTATACCAAGCATTTCACCTACACCATGCCGCTGCTGAATAAGGGCGAACGGATCGAAACCGATGTGAGCGATGTCAGCGCGCTTCAGCAAGATGATGATGCACTCCTTGAACGGGCAACCAAGTTTTTCAATATGGGCGTTCCGTTCAATACCGTTGATCAATCGTTGTCATTAGGTATTGGCGCAATTCCAGGCGGCGACGTGGGCTACCTGCCATCAAACCTGATTCCAGCTGATGAAATGAGCGCTCCGCTGCCAACGCCGCAAACCAAAGCGGTCGAAACACTGGTGAAAGCCAAGAAGCCCAGTGCAGCCCGCACAGGCCGCGCCCTCCAGAAAATCCGCAAGCGCGTTGCTGCTGATATGGAAACGGCGATTGAAGGCTATTTCGAAGAGTTGGCCAACAACGTGGTGGCCCGTGCGCGAGCTAATAAATTCGCCCGCGTGTGGCACAAGGCCATTACCAAAAAGGCGGTGCCTGACCTTGATGTGCTGATCACGGACGACGATGTGACCAAGCTTGGTGACATTGTTGGCAGCTTCTATCTACAAATTTGTGAAGCCAGCTGGGAGACATGGAATAAGGCCTTAGGGGTCACGGTCGAATTTGATGCCGATAACGCGGCAGTCGTCGCAGCGCTCGACCAAGCAGGCGAGCAAGTGCGCATGATTGACGAAACGACCAAGACGGCCTTGCAAGCGTTGCTGAAATATGCAACCGAACAAGGCTGGACGATCAGTCAATTAATCAAAGGCGATGAGAACCAGCCAGGCATCAAGGCCTTGATTCAGGAAACCTATAAAAACCGCGCACGCACGATTGCCCGCACGGAGCTGGGGACGGCCCAAAACATCTGCACATTGGCTCGCTATAAGGACGCGGGCATTAAGGAGGTGGAAGTTTTCGACAACGGCCAAGACGATCCTGATTCGGCCTGTCGCATCGCAAACGGCCAAAAATGGTCACTCAAGGACGCACAGAAGAAGCTCCTTGAACATCCCAACTGCACCCGCGCTTTTGCGCCAGTAGAACCGAAAGGATAGGTCATGGCTCGCATTATCAAAGCTGGCCCCGATGCGCCAGTCATTCACAAAACATTCACCTTTGAGGTGATTCGCAAGGCGGAAGCAGGCGAAACGCCAGGCGGCAGGATTCGGGTTAATACCGCCCGGCTCGACCGTGAAAACGACATCATTCCACCGAGTGGTGCCGTGCTCGATAACTATCGGCTCAATCCGGTTGTGCAATGGATGCATAACTATGCCGACCCGTGGTCAACCGTTGGCCGCTCAATCCATATTGAACACTCGAAAGAGTATATCGACATTGATTTCGAGATGCGCCCAGCAGCGAATGATTTCGATCCGCAAACGATCATCCTGCTGCAATGGACGGGCGGTTGGGTGCGTTGTGCCAGCATCGGTATGCGGCCACTGACCTATAAAGCGAATTCCAGCGGTGGCTTCATTTTTCCATCGTGGGAATTTGTGGAGTGGTCACTCGTGCCCATTCCGATGAACCCTGACGCATTACGCCAATTAGGCGTGCAACCATCTGCCGAGGTTGTTCGCCGCTTCTATGGAGGATTTGAATCTATGGCGAAAGCACCCATGCATCCATCCATCCCCGCGATCGATAGCGGGGGCTTGATTCAGAAAAGTATCAGCCTCGATCGCTTGGTTGAGGAAGTCAGCACCGCGATTTATCGCGTGTTGTGGGATCGTGACGATGATGGCTATCACCACTATGACGGTGTGCGTCGCCATGTGGCAGCAGTCTACGAGGATCACGCGATTGCCTGTATTGGCCTGGCTTTCTACCGTGTTGAGTACACCATTGAAGCTGGGTTGGTTAAGGTTCAACCAAAAGACGAATGGGTCGAAGTGGATCGCGAGTGGCCCGAAATCAGCGCCACGATGACGACCATTGAACGCTCGATGCTTCAGATTATTGGCAAGGCCGGAGCACGGCACAGCACCAAGGATATGGATCTCGTGCAGCAAATGCACGATACCGCGTGCGCATTAGGCGCAGCCTGTGGCAGTGATGAAACCAAGGCCGAGGCTGATGAAACCGTAACAACCAAATCAGAGGAGGTGATCGACATCGATAAAACCAACATTCGTGAGGTGATCGCCTCGTTCAAGACCATGTTCAATCGCTAAATAATCAACACTTTTTTATTGAGGTATATCCATGGCAACACAAGCCGAATTTGAATCACTTGTGGGCGAAATGGCCCAAATTGCAAACGCGATCCGCGAGGGTGGGTTGATCGATACCGATAGACTCAAAGCCGAGTTTGCAGCGCAGTTCAAAGCATTCACCGATCTGCAAGCCCAACAAAAACTGGAGGAAACGCCTGATCGGCGTGTTGCTGGCGCACTCGTCGGACCAAACGGCGAAGTTGTCGCAAAAGGCAATCGCTATTATGGCATGCTCAAAAACTTTGAGCGCGACGGCAGTAGCCGCTATGGCGCAACCAAGGTTAAACCTGTTGACCTCTGGATGGCGCACAACCTGATCAAGAGCGCCCATGCGCTGATGCCAAAACTGGTCAATGCTCCCTCAGGCGACCTTGATTTAGCCGTCCGCGCCATGACCGCCGAAGGTACAGGCACAGGCGCAGAAATTGTACCAACCGACATGGCGACCCAGTTGTGGGATGACATGTATCTGGCAAGCCGCGTGATTGGCCTTATGCAGCCTGTCAATATGACCAGCAATCCCTTCGAACTGCCATTAGGTCTTGGCCGTCCAACGTGGCGCAAAGGCAAGGAGCGCACCCGCACTACCACCAATGACTCCAGTACGCAAAAGGTCACACTGACCGCGACCGAAATGGTTGCCGATCAGGAATGGTCATACACGCTGGACGAAGAAGCGGTTGTGGCGTTGATGCCCGCAATGCGCACCAACCTCGCACTATCCGGCGGCGAAGCCATGGATGCGTTTGCCTTGAATGCCGATAGCACCGTGGCGAGCAGCGGCAACATCAATAGTGACGATGCCACGCCTGATACCGACAACTATTACATCAGCGAAGGCCAAGATGGCATTCGCCACCAACACTTGGTCGATAACGCGACCCAAACATTCAATGCTGGTGGTGATGCATTGGTGGATGGCGATGTGACTTCAACCTTAGCGTTGATGGACAAATATGCCACCGATCCAAGCAAGCTGGGCTTAGTCACCGATGTGAGTACCTATTTGAGTGGCTTCCTGAAGCTCGACACCGTAACCACTATCGATAAATTTGGGCCGAGCGCAGTCATTCTGAGTGGTCAACTAGCCTCCTATCGTGGTGTTCCAATCGTGCTCAGTGAATCCTATGGCAAAGCTGAAGCCGATGGTAAGCAATCAGCGACCACCGCAAATAACACGTTGGGCGGCTTCAGCGTGATGAATCGCAGCATGTGGGCGGTTGGCTTTATGCGCGACCTCTTGATCGAAGTAGATCGCGATATTCGTAGCCGCACCTACATCATGGTGAGCAGCTTCCGCCAAGCCGTCGCAGCACATGGCACGCGCTCAACCAACAAACACACCGCTGGCTGCCGCAACGTATTGGTCTAAAAAATCCATAGCCCTGCGTGAGTGGGGCTATGCCTAGTTTTTTGAGGTAGTTATGGCCAATGAATTAGATCGCAACGATGGCACCGACGTGACCTTGATCTTTAGTCTGGCGAACCCGGGTGCAGGCGCAACCACCGCGCTTGCCTTCCCGCAAGGCAATACGGGATTCAAGGTTCCCGCAGGCTATCAATTCCATCCTATCTGTTTGAGCGGCGCAAGCAATGCCGACCTGACCGCAGGCACCGCCACGTTCGCAGTCTCCGCAGCGGGCACCGTGATTGCCAATGGCCCAACCGCTGTGTTGAGTGACACCGTGCAGCAAGCAGTTGGGGTTAAGCGGGTCGATGCTGCGCCAATCAATGCGGGCGTGCTGGTTGGAGTATCGGTCACCACCAACGGCGCCTATGCACCAACAACCGCCGACCTCGATGCTGTGCTGATTGGCAAGCTGTTACCAGCTTAGGCGCACCGCGCATAAAAGGAGGTTTCACGTTGAAACTGCAATGTATTAGCGCCTATGCCAATAAGCCACTGAAGGTTGCGTATGCCGAAGGCGATGTCTTTGAGGTTGACGAGAAGGTTGGTCAACACTTGTTAAGCGATTCGCCAGATTCATTTATCAATGTGTCTGCGCTTGAAGCCGCCGAGCAGGCCATGCTTGAGCTGCAAAGCAAGCTTGAACAAAAGCCCGATGATCCGGCAGGTCAACCCCCGCCCGATCCGCAACAAGGCCAAGCGCCTGACAACCAGACATCGGAACCAAAAGGCAAGAAGAAAGCAACGGAGTAAGACCGATGGCAAGTCTCTTAACACTGGCCGAGCTTCGCGCGGTTGTCACAACGGGCATGGACAATGCCGACCTTCAGGCCGTGATTGACCGTGAAGAAGCGATCATGACGAGCCGCATTGGCGCGCCGAATGATGGCATTGCGAGCATCACCAAGATTGTGCGCGGTAGTGCGACCAATGTGTATTTGCCGCATCGCATCGCAAGCGTCACCAGTGTGGAGGAACGTGACACCGGAGCCTACGCCACCGTTGCCAGCGATTTGTATGAAGTCTGGGAGGATGGCGGGCGCATCGAACGGCTATACGTCCGCTGGGGTGCGCGGGTACGTGTGGTCTATGTGCCCGCCGATGATCGCCCGAAACGCAAAGCGGCCACGATTGAGCTCGTCCGAGGCGCGATTGAGCGCACGGCCATGAAAAAGGAATCAGTGGCCCATGAATATAGCTACGAGGCTCCCGATTGGGAGTACGAGCGCACCCGCATCTATCGAACGTTAGTTTTCACGGAGGCCTAATAATGGCAAACGTTACCGTCCAACCCAACGATGCCCGCCGGAATTCAAACGGCTTAAATGCTACCGATGGTGGCACCGCCGTTAGCTCCAGCGACACCTATTTCATTCCCAATAATGGTCGTGTGGTGCTGCTGGTCACCTCAACCCCAGGTTGCACCGTGACCGTGCAAACCCCTAACTCAGTTGATGGTTTAGCCGTCACCGACTTAACCGCAAGCGTTGGGGCAACCAAACAGCATGTCATTGGCCCGTTTCCGACCACCGTGTACAACCAAGCCGATGGCACAATCCAAGTCACCTTTAGCGCAGCGGCAACGCTGTACGCCGTGCGGGTCTAATGATGGCAATTGATGCACACTTCAATCATCGCTGCGAGGTGCAACGGGCAGAAACCACACAGGATGATTACAACACCGACATCCTGACGTGGAAAACGCATCTCACTGATGTAGCCTGTCGCCTCGTCATCAAAGAGGAGCGTGTGCAACGAACCGATGACGCGGAACGCGCCGTGATCACGACCTACGCACTGATGGTGCGAGCAGGGACGGATATTCAACATGGCGACCGAATTGTGAATCTTGTGATTGATGGCGTTGCTACCACTGGCGGCTACCGGATTGACCAAATCAAACCGCGCCGAGCGGCGAGCCAACGCCATATCACCTGCACTGTGGAGTATTTTCATGATCGAAGTTGAGCAACAAACCATTGATCGGCTACTGGGAAGCGGTAACGCGCTCAGTATTCGCGGGCGAGTCTATATCGCAGCAGATCAGGTTGCTGCCCTGATTAGTGACGCGCCACCTGCTGAGCCAGCGCCTGAGCCGGAACCAGAACCCGAACCAACGCCAGAGCCAGTGCCCGATCCTGAACCAGCGCCAAGTCCAGAACCTGATCCTGAGCCAAGTCCAGAACCTGATCCTGAGCCAACGCCGGAACCAAAACCAGAAGGAGCTGCTGATGCGCAAGCAGTTAAAGCTCGATTGGCGCGGCGAGCAAACGTTACGCCAAGTGACCAACCGAGCCACGGCAGCACTGAATGAAATTGACCGCACCGCCGAGCGCCACGCCAAGGCCGAACTCTACCCGGGCCACGGCGTGCGCACTGGAGCGCTGCGACGGTCGATTACCGCCATTCCCGCCGTCACGCGTGGACGGCGCATCATTGGCGGGATTGGCACAACCAAAGGCGATGTGAGCGCCTACGCGCGGGTGATTCATCGCAAGTATGAGTATTTGACCAAAGGCTTACACAAGACCATTCCGAGCGTGCTTGAGATTATTGAACGCCACATGAGGAAATAACGATGCCAATGATTGACCCAATTGCTGCCATTCTGAAATTAATCAGCGATAACACCAACGTGCAGGCAATCGTTGGAGATCGCGTTGCTGGCAAGCATAAGTTTGCCCAAGCTGGCAGTGTGAATGCATGGAAGGCCGATCAATCCTGCATCGTCGCCAAGGACGATCCGGGGACAACGCCGGATATTGATATTGGCGATCATGTGGGCCGCGTGGAGCTACGTTGTTATGGCGCAACCCCCGCAGCGGCGCGGAAGATCTATAACAGCCTGATTGAACTCATACGCGACCTAGAAGGCCGCACGACGGCTAATACCAGCAACGGCACGGCGCTGATCTATTCCCTCGTCATGGACGCATCGCCGTTTACAACCGTTGACCCTGATCTATCGATTGATATGGTGGTTGGCTACGCCCGCTACCGTATCCATGAATATGCTCTTGAGGAGTACCAATAATGGCTGGAACTGCAATGACTCCCTACGCCCAACTTGTTGGGCCAGTGGACGTGTATGTCGCTCCCTATGGCACCGCCGAGCCTGCAATTGATGCCGCTGTGCCATCAACGTGGTACAAGCTTGGTCCAACCACGGGCGACCAAACGATTGAACACTCCGGTGATCTGGAGGTGTTTCGCGACAACGATCACCAGGCACCTGTCAAGGTCACACGGCCCGAAGAGGATCTGATGGTCACATTCACTGTGGTCGATATGACCTATGAAAAATATGCCCGCATCATCAACAACGTTGGCCGGATTGCCACCGGCACCAGTGGTTCCGCCAACGTCAAGCGGTTGGGGTTCAAGCGGGGCGCAACCCCAACCGAATATGCGCTCCTGTTGCGTGGGTCAGCCGATAGCCCCTACGGGTTGTACCCAGGTCAAAACTACATCCCCCGCTGCGTGCAATCGGGCAATCCGGCTCCTGCTCGTGGTAAGGCCACTCGCGCCGAGCTGGAATGTGAGTTTATGACCCTAGAAGATGATACCCAATCCAGCGACGACGACAAAATGGGCTGGGGTACCGTTCAAATCAACTAATCGATTATTGCATCGGGGCGGCTCACCACCGCCCACGATTCCTAGAAGGAGTATACCCAATGGCTGAATTCACCCTATTTGATCTTGAGCCAGAACCGCTGACGTTTCGTGCGCGTAATGGCCAAGTCTATGAGTTGCTGCGGCCAAGTCACTTTGGTTTGCGCAGCCTTGCACAGCTTGATCGGCTTCAACAGCGGATTGCTGCAAAGCAGGCAATGCTCACCGATGTAAGTGTCGAAAGCACCCCGCGTGCACTCAAGTTGGCCGAGATTGAACTCACCAAACTTCTGGATGATCTGATTGGCGTTGTTGGCCCAGACATGCCTGATGATGTTTGCGCATCCATGACCCTTGTTGAGAAGCTGCGATTTGCTGGGTGGTGGACGCAAGAAAATAGCCCAAAGTCGAAAGCGCCGGAGGAGGCAGCGGGGACGGCGCTGGTCACGAAACCGATCCGGAAAAAATCTACGCGCAAATAGTGCGCTTCTATGGAATAGACCCTGATCGCTTTTTCGAGTTGCCGATTTTCCAGCTTGATATCCTTGCTCGCCAAATGCCCGCGCTCGATGCAGGCGACCAACTCACTGGCATCGATATAGCAACAGCGCCACACCTGAAGCGCTCCGATTATCGCGAGAAGATTCGCCAGTTGCGCAACGTGGCCTTTACCGAGGCACGACCCATTGCGCAGCCAATGGAGAAAGAAGAGATTAATCCGGCGAAAGCCGAGGAGTGGTTTGCATCCATGGGGATGCGTATCAAAACAAAGGAACATGCATGAACGAGAAATTGTTCTGGACGATACTCTATCGATCGTTGTTGGCGATGGCCAATGCAATCAAGAAAATGTATCTCGATCCGAAGCGCACACCGCGCACGCCCATGGCCGTGATTGAACACAGCCCAACCAAAGCCCGCGAATGGTTCAACCAACGCGGAACCCGAACGCAATAACCAATCGGTTAAAGAGCCGCCATCGCCGCACCATGCGCCCATGGCAAACCCGCACATCGCCACTATCCCGTGCCCATGTGTTTATCCCCAACGGGGTAGTGTGCGATGGCAGAATTCTCTTTAGGCAGTGCCGCCCTTGGCACGGAAATTAACTTAGACGGCCTCTATAGCGGGATTGAGGAAGCTCATGGCGTCGCCGAGCGTGGCTTTACGTCCATCGGCGGAACCATTGCCAGCACGCTGAAATCCGGCGTTGTCCTCGCGGGCGCTGCCATTACTACGGCCATTGCAGGCGTTACTGCATCGGCCATGACCTCGTTTATTGGCTTTGAGCGCCAAATCCAAGAAGTGTTCACCTTGCTGCCCGATACCTCGCAGCAGGCCATGAGCGCGATGTCAAGCCAGGTCAAGGATTTTGCTACCGACTTTGGCGTATTGCCCAAGGATGTTGTTCCCGCCCTGTATGAAGCCTTGTCCTCTGGCGTTCCTGAAGGCAATGTGTTTGATTTTTTGGCGGTGGCGCAAAAAGCAGCCATTGGCGGCGTAACCGACACTAAGACCACCGTGGACGGCCTGACCAGCGTCGTCAATGCCTACGGCGCGGACGTGTTGAGCGTGCAGGATGCCAGCGATCAGATGTTTACCGCTGTCGCCTATGGCAAAACATCCTTTGCTGACCTCTCGAATTCGCTCTATAACGTGATTCCCAATGCCCAAGCGCTGGGTATCTCCTTTAGCGATGTGACAGCGGCCATTGCGTCCATGACCGCGATGGGTGTGCCCACGAGCGTGAGCACCACGCAGCTGCGCCAGCTCTTGGTTGAATTATCCCAATCCGGTGGCGAGGCTGCCGAAACCTTCAAAACGATTGCGGGTGTGGGCTTCAAAGACTTTATTGCCCAAGGCCACAATCTTCAGGATGCCTTAATCCTGATGGAAGAAGCGGCGCGCCAAAACAATGTGGGTATTAATGATCTGTTTGGCAGTGTGGAAGCGGGTGGCGCAGCCCTCGCGCTAACAGGCCGCAATACACAATCGTTTAGCGCCGCGCTCGACCAAATGGCCAATAGCTCCGGCGCAACCGAACGCGCCTTTCAGGTCATGGATCAGGGTATTGGCCGCTCGATTGACTATATCAAGGCCTCACTCTCAACCTTGCTGCTTGATGTTGCTGAACGGCTAGCACCAACCTTTGCGCTCTTTGCGGATTGGGTGCAGGCGCATATGCCGCAAATCAGCAGCATTGTGCTGGGCGTGTTCGATGCGATTGGCGCGGCGATTAGTTTTGTTAGCCCCTACTTCGCGGCCTTTGCGAACGGCGCACAAGCCGCCTTTGGCGTGTTTATCGACTTGGCCCAATCCGCGGTGAACTATGGCCGCAACATTGGCGAACAGTTGGCCAACGGGATTTTGAGTGCTGCCAGCTATGTGATGCAGGCGCTTAACTCGATTGCCAGCATGATCACCTACTGGCTGGAGCCGCATTCGCCGCCCAAACTCTTGCCGGATATCGACACTTGGGGAACGGAAACGGCCCAAGTTTGGATGGATGGCTGGGGCGAGGTCGATTACCAGATTTTTGACCAAATCGGGTCAACCATTGAATCACTATTAAAGGGAATGGTCGACACGGGCGTGCTGCCAGAAGAGGGCATGATCCCGATGCTGTTGGGATCGCAAACCGCGGTGGCCGCAGCCATTGACGAATTGCGTACCACCGGAACTGTCTCAGAGCGTGCGTTTGCCGCCGTGCGCAGTAGCGCCGGAGCCGCAGGCGATCAGGTTGATCGCATGTTTCGCTCGATGGTGGCGATGGAGCAGGCCAACCGCGATGCGGCTGCCGCGCAGCGCGAGCTGAACAGCATCACCGAGAAATACAACGCAATCTTGTCACCGCTCGATGCGCAGCTTCAGGCGATTCGCGATCAGCAAGCTGATGTGCGTGATGCGCAGCGGGCCGCGCAGCTGCAAGAACTCATCAACAGCACCGGTGGTGACGAGGCCGAACGCCAAGCCGCAGCGCTGGAGCTGCAAGCGCTGAATCTCGAAAAGAAGATTCGCGACACCAAGAAATCCCAAGGCGCGGAGCAATCCGCTGCGCAGGCCAAACTTGATGCGGCCACCAAAGCCAAGAGCGTGCTGGAGGCAGATATTAGCCTGCAAAACCAGCAGATCAAGGCCCAACAACGGCACAACGATCTGATTCAACGCCAGATTGATCTGTTGAGTAAAGCAGCAAGTGCAGGCGGCGGGGGTGGCGGTGGCGCGGCGATGGACGATGCGGCCAAGAAAGCCGAGGCCGCAGCCAAAGCCCAACGGGAGTATCAATTTGCCACGGCTGACACCGCTGGCAAAATCGCGTTGCTGCGCGAGGAGCAATCCAAATATACCGAGGCTGATGCCGAGTACTGGCGGCTCAAAACCCAAATTACCTCGACCGAGCAACAGTATCAACGCGAGGTCGAAGCCAGCGCCGAATCACAACGCGATTATGAGTTGTCGCTGGCCGATACCGAAACCAAGCTTGCCAGCCTGAAGGCCGAGCAGAGCCAGTACGCCGTCGGCTCCGAAGAGTACAACAAAATCCAAAAAGAGATTGTCAAAGTCGAAAAGGAGCGTGAAAAGGCGCTAGCCGAGGTTGAGAAAAAGAACGCCGATGCGGCCAAAGCGGAGCGCGATTACCAGTATGCCACGGCGGATACGGCGGGCAAAATTGGCATCCTGCAGAAGGAATTGGAAGGGGCCGAAAAAGGATCATCTGAGTATTGGCGCATTCGTACCCAACTCAATAGCGTTGAGCAACAGTATCAACGCGAACAGGAAGCCAGTGCCAAGGCAACCGAGGGTGCAGGTGGCGCGGCCAAGGGTGCAGCGGGTGGGGTGGGCAATCTCAGCGGGCAATTGGCCGATCTCAAGGGCGCAGCGGGAGCTATTCCCAAGCCGATTGAGGATATTCAGAAAACCGTCACGGATACGGCGCAATCCTTCGTCGATTTCAAGGATCGCCAGCTTGAAGCGCTCGATGCGGCAACCGAGTTTATTACTGAAAATCCATTCTCAACGGCGCTACAAGGCATCTTGTTGTCATTAGGCAAGGTCTTGGTGCCATTGCGTGAACTTGGCGCACAGTGGGGCGAACAATTTCAAGCTGGCCTGCTACCCCGAATTGTGGTGCTGATCAGCGACGTCAAAACGGCGCTCGCTGAAAAGGGGTTGCTTGGCGCAATTGCCGCAGGCGTATCCGGCGTAGGCGGCATCATTGGCGATGCGCTCACAGCAGGCTTCGCCAAGCTAGGCGACATCAATTGGTCAAAGGCCTTTGATACGCTGCCCGGCAGAATCCTTGCCGGATTAACCACCATTTTCGGCGCAATCAGTTTTGCCCCTGCCGCAACCGCCCTCTGGGGTGGCTTAGCGCTGGCCTTCTCAGGGCCAAACCCCGGCATCACGACAATGTTCGCCAAAATCGGCGGCGCATTCAAACCGCTGCTTGGCGCGCTCGATGATCTGTTCCTCGTCTTTATCAAAACCTTTAAGGGGTTTGCGCTCAACGTGGCGGGGATTATTGACCTGATCATTGGCGGCTTTACCACCTTCAGCACGTGGATTGGCGGCGTGCTGGCCCCGATTGGCGCGGCAATAACGAAGGTGCTTGGACCGATCGGCGCAGGGCTATCGAAACTTCTTGGGCCATTCTCGTCGCTCTTTGGTTGGGTCACACGGCTGGTTAGCCCACTGGGTGCGCTGCTTGGCCCCTTAGCAGGTGTGGGTAGCGCGCTAGGTGGATTGCTTGGGCCATTACTCGCAGCGGTTGCGCCGTTTGTAGCAATTGGTGCAGCCATTGCGCTGCTGCTCAACCAATCGCCGGAATTGAAAGCCGCGCTTGAAGGCTGGACGGCGCAGATGGGGCAATGGGTGCTCGATGCAATCCCCGGTCTTTTCGGCGCACTCAATACCTTCATTGGTGGGTTGTTGAATTGGCTCGCTGCCGAGCTGCCACAAGTCGTAACCACGCTTGTGGGCTGGAGCAAGGCCATTTTCGAGTGGGTGGTGGCAGCCATTCCGCCGTTGCTCGATGGCTTAGCTGAGTTTATTGGCAAGCTCTTCACCTTCATTGTGGAGAACGTGCCGAATCTCGTGGCGCAGCTCGCAGGCTGGGGAGCCTCGATTATCGGCTGGGTGATTGACGCCCTCCCCGGTTTAGCAGGCAACCTTGGCACGTTCTTGGGCAAGCTCTTGGGCTTCATTATTGAGGCAATCCCCGGCGTGGTTGCCAACCTTGCCCAGCTTGGCGCGAAATTTATCGGCTGGATTATCACCGATGTCCTACCTGGCCTACCAGGTACGTTGCTGAAGATTGGTGAATCCATCTACAACTTCCTTGCAGGCGTGCTGGAGGAAGTTGGGCCGAAGCTTGCCGCGATTGGCTTAGCCTTTATTAACTGGATTAGCACCGACGTGTTGCCCGTTATCGGCGGCAAGTTAGGCGAGGTCTGGGATGCCATTAGCGGCTGGATCAGCGATACCGCTGGTAAAGCCTTGACGAAGGCCAAGGAAATCGGCAGCGGCATTGCCAACGGGATTAGCGACGCGGTTTCAAGCGGCCTGAGCAATCTACGCTCGTTTGTTGCGCGCATCATCAATCCCATTATTTCAGGCATCAACACCGTCATTGACGGCTTAAATATGGTCAATCCAGGCACGGCCATTGGCCACATTGCCTATATGGCGAAAGGGGGGATTACGCGTGGTGGTCTGACGGTGATGGGGGAATTAGGCCTTGAACGGGTCACGGGCAACGGCATTGACGTGCTGGCTGGACCAGGCTTGTTTGACGTGCCAGCGGGCCTGAAGGTCACACCAGCCGCGCAAACCATGCGCGACCTGTTGACCCCGATGCAAAGCGCGCTCCAGCTCCCAAGTAGCCTCACTCGCATGCCTGCGCGGATGGGAACCATCCAATCATCCATGCCCGCAGCGGCCACGACAACCGAAAACTACACCATTAACCAGTATTTCAACGCGACCGATAGCCAAGGGGTGCGCGAAGCAGCGCGCCAAGGCATAAACGAGGGATCAAAACAGATTGCGGGGAAGGCTCGCATCAAGCAACAAACCTACCGGAGGAAATAACCCATGGCTCATGGATTTTGGATTATCAAACAAGAAGAAGTGCCAATTGCGCTTAATTTGAACGATCAGTCGGTTAATTGGAAGTACCGCCTTGAGTTGAATAGCTGGCAGCCGCCGATTCCCGATCGCAACCCGGGCAGCGGCGAGCCATACCTCGACACCTACGAATCCTTTTCGTTGGCCGTTGGCGGCGTTGATCGTAATGAAGTCGTGGCGAATTTGAACGCATTGCAAACAATCCTCGACGACGCTGCCGATTTCAACGATGGAATGAGCAGCACACCCGTGATTTTGCGCGAGCAAATTGACGGCGGCGTGGCTTATGATGCCCTGCTCTTTTCGCAGGAGCCAGCACGGTTTGGCATCACGCTCACGAGTGACTTCCTGACCGATACCAATGCCCGTTTTTACCGCAACGTAAAGGTCGAATTTCCGCGTCGCCCGATTCTCTGCAACAGCATCGTCGTGAATTCAAATAGCCCAGGCGGCGAAGCCGACACGATGCTGTCAAGCCTGAGCTTCACAACCGCAGCCGATATCGCTAGTCCCGCAAGTCTTGACTTGGCGTTCAGCAACCTGCCAACCGCTGCGGTCATGCCGACCATTCCGGCAGGGACGGTGGTGATTGGCCCAGCTGAAAGCTTATTTCCATTCAATGCCGCGCCGTTGGCCACAGGAACAGGCTACAGTTCGGTTGCTGATGTGGCGAATAATGCGCCCTTGGGAACTGTGATGCGCTATACCCCACCCAGCACGAGCGAAGTAGTGCATACCACCAAGCAATCCATCAACCAGACCACGCGCTGCTTGGTGTTTGCCAAAGTGCGCAACAATTCGACAAGTGCAGGCTTTAGCATTCGACCCATTGCCACCACGCTTGGCGGCCAATTAATCTATGGCCGCTATACCCATATCGATGAAGCCAGCGGCACGTCGCCGCGCGTGATAAGCCTTGGAATCCTGAGCGCGCCCAGCGCGATGGCACAACTTCAGCTTGGCATTACGGCCACCGCGACGGGCCTTGGCACGCTCGATATTGCCGATGTTTTTCTTGTCGCGCTCGATCAAGGGCGTACATCCATCATTCCCTATAGCGCCGTCACGCGCCCCAACAACAACCAAGGCACGCTCTCAATCAATGACAACTATGTCAGCGCTGAAGCGCCAAGCCTGGGATATGCCCAATCCGCTGCCGCGCCGCTCGATGTGTTTAGCGAAGGCGATGCCCGCATTTTCCTGAAAGGCAAGGAGCATAGCCTGAAAATTCTGACGACCAATGGCACATCATGGAAGATTATGCCTAGTTCCAGCGGCGCAACACCGACTGTGAACGCGACGTTGAAGCGCCGCACGGCCTCATTGATTCCGCGCTAAGGCGAGAGAGGAAAAACAGCCATGATGAAAATCTATGACTATGCCATTAGCTTACTGAATCCGGCCACCAACACCATGGTGGCCAATCTCAGCAAACGCGCGTTCGATATTGATGTGTCAATCGATGCGCTGACGTTCCGCATACGCGCCTTGGCCGACGAGCCAGCCGTGTACCTTGATAATCCGCCAGCCCTGCACGCGATTGTGCGTCGCAGCGATGGGAAACGGTTTATCTACCGACTCAACACACCCGCGCTCGAAGCCAACAATATCCTGTCGTTTGAATGCTTTAACCTGATTGCCTGTCTTGATGATGACGAGGCCTGTGTTGAATGGTCAACCATGGACGATAGCAAATGGTTGCCTGTTGGCAAGGAGCGCGTCAGTAATCGGGCCGAGGAGCTGCACGAGTTTGGGAGCGAATACCCGGCGATTTATCCGAAGAAAAATGAGAAATTCAGCGTTTCATTCATCGGCTCGAAGGCCATTCAATCACCAAGTGGGGCCACGCGGAAGCAGCGGATTATCCAGTGCGATTTCGAGTTTCGCGCGCCAACCAACTGGACGGGTGTGCTTCAGCGCAGCGATGCGAGCTTTGGCTTTATTGCGCGGATTTTGACCATTACCGGCAGTGGTGCAGGCGCAGGCACGATTGTCAACGGCGCCTTATGCGAAGCGTTCACTGATACCGATATCATCAGCATGGATATGTGGTATGACGCAGCACTGGCATTGTATGCAGGTGAAACAGGCGACGTGTATTTCAGAATCAAAAACTGGCGCGTCGCTGCCAGCAGTGCCAACATGGTCAACACCGTGACGATCACCGCCGCAATCACCGCTGGTGCAAACCGCACCGTCACACCCGCCTCAATGGCGAATATTTACGTTGGCCAACGCCTCGTGTTTGAATCCACCACCTCCGCGAGTGGTGCAGTCAATAGCGAGAGCGTGGTGGTCAAGAGTAAAACCGCGACCACCTTCGTTGCCGACTTTACCAAGAATCACGCAATCGGCAGCACCGTCAAAGGCATTGTGATTACCGATAAGGAAATCATTGAAGATGCACTGGCCAACCTGCGCACGCTGAATCCGAACTGTGGTCTATCCGCCGCCAAAATGCTGATTGTGAATAGCGGCGAAGATCAAGAGGAGCGCACGTGGATCAACGAGAGCTATCGCAAGGTGCTCGATGATCTGGCCGTTGATACCGACTACGTGTATGGGGTCGATCGCGAGGGGCGGGTGTATTATCGACCACGCGGCACCTATGCGCGAGCGTGGGCTTCGCGACGCACGCGCATCACCATGAAGCGACCATTGGATAAACTCTACAACAGCGTGCGAGCGGCGTATCAAAACGCTAAGGGTGTGCTGGCCCAAACTGCCTATAGTGTCAATAGCGTCTCTGCGTTGCTCTATGGCATTGTCCGCCGCAAGACCGTGAAGGTCGATACGACCAACGCCACATTGGCGGCCAATGCTCGCACGTTCGCGCTGAATGATTCCAAGAATCGGAATGCGCAGATCGATGTCGTGCCGCAGCGCCTCACGGATATGTCCGGCGGTGTGTATCCGCTCGATGAAATCGAGCCAGGCGATACGATCACGATCACCGACTTGCCAGCCTCGTTTGGTGAGGCGAATTTGCGCAAGTTTGTGGTGGCCGAGCAATCCATCAATGCAACGAGTGGCCAAGGTTCAATCACCCCGCAGGAACCCATCCCCACGATTGAAAGCTATCTGGCCAACCTAACCGATATTGGCGCAGCGCAAGACACCCGCCGCGTTCGCTAACATAGTGGCTAAAGCACGAACGCCGATCCATCACTGGATCGGCGTTCGTGCAAGTTAATATCTCGCGTGGAGATGTAGCGCTAGTATAGCGTATTTATCCTAGCAAATCAATACATGTTTATACGTCAGTTTTCCTGCCATCCACTTGGGAATTTCCCAAGTGAAACCCCCATTAGCGCTTCATGCTATTGACCCATGGATCGAAGAACGTCCCATCAGTCAATGATTGATTGAAATCCTGAAGCGCCCAAATAGCAAACAAAATCAACCCAATTGCAAATCCAACTTTGATCATAAATTCCGTATCACGACTCATAAACACCCCATCGTTAAATAATCATCCCCCACAATTCAATCATGCCACAGCCGTTTGGTCAATCCCCCTTCGCTATTTCACTACCGTTTCAGTACGATTGCACTACGGTTTCAGTACCGTTTCACTACCGTCAAAGCCGCTGATCGCACTGCCAGCGCTGGCTACGCGGCCATTTAGCACCCTCGACACTCTTTAACAGCGCACGCAGAGCGACATGACCAATCGACGACCCTACCACGCCTGAATGGCGCCCGATCAGTAGCCAAATGATATAGGGATAGGAAGCTGCTGCCAGCGTGGGCTAGACGGCCATTTGGCAGGGCCAACACTCTTAATGCAGGCTGTCAGCGCCATCGCACCGAAAGCATACGGTTTCGCATTGGCGTGCTGGCGCTAAAGCGTAAGATTCTGCGCAATTGCGCGTGATCACCTTCTTTCTTTTCCACCATCGTGAGGGATAGTGGACTTATTGAATCTTGCCATACCAATCAATATTTGGCCAATCGCCTGATCGTTGGGCTTCGGCAAATTCGGCGCGCGTGAGCTGGTAGCCGTGGCAGTGCCACTGGCCGTACTCATCTTCGAGCGGCAAGCCGAAATCAACGTGGCGATCAAGACCTTCGCGCAATTCCGTGATTGCCTGGACCAGCGCATCGCGCGAGGGGCCTGTGAGGTGTAAGCGAATCATAACAGCTCCGAGAGGATTAAACCACAAACGGCTCGCAAATCGGAGCCGCTTGTGGGAGAGAAGAGAGAGGAGAAGGTTTGATCTGATTATAGCACTATTCTTGACGTTCGTAGCTGTACACAAGCGTTCCCGAGACGATCATGAGCGGTATTGAATCTGATTCAACCTTATAGTCCATAGTAAGCTGGACTACTTCATACTCAGCTTCGCCAGCGCCATCCTGAGCAGCTTCATATAACGCCTGTGTGCATTCGTCTTTAAGCTCATCAAACTTGGTTTGATAGTCTTCAATCTCTACTCTTCCCGACATACCCATCATGCGAGGATAGGCTACACGAACCGCAGTAACTGCCAGTTGTACTCTTTTCGGCATTGATAACCCCTCCTGTAACGAATTGAAACGGATTGTAACGCCCACCCAAGACGCTGCTGTAACGAATTGAAACGGATTGATTACAATTACTATCAATCGTTATCAATTGTTAGCGCCATTCCCTCGAAAGCGATCCCCAGCGCTGCCGCTTGCTCGATCACCGTATTAATATATTTGAATTGTTGCGTGCGATTGCGCAGATTTTGCCCATCAGGCCATTGCAGCGATTCAACAATGGTTGACTTACTAATACCCGCCCACAGCATCATCAGGATAGTACGATCCAGTTTATTTTTGATAAGCTTGAAATTAGGACGGTTTTTTATCGGTTTTTCTACTGCTAGAGCGTTTTCATCACTATTTTCATCAGCGCTAAAAACTGGTTTTTCAACGCCCATCAACACGCTCAGAAGTGCGTTATCATCGTTCACAGAACTGGTTTTTTCAGCTACGCGATCGGCAGGTTTTGGCGAGCCAGCGCTCGACGATTCATCTGCATCATTTGATACAGGCAAAAGATACTCGTGAATGTTTGGCAGCATCGTTTGCGCCATGGCATTGAGTAATTCGGGAGCTGGCCGATCATAGGCAATGAGGCCGTTGCTGGTCATCCAGTAGCCGACTGGGACGGGCTGGCGTTCGATCTCTTTACCAACAAATGCCGACCACGTTGTGTGATCGACCGTGTGGGCCAAGCGTGTGCGGAATGCTTCACGCAGCCCACTATCGCCACCAAAGCGGCTCACAATGGCGCTGTGCAGCTCCACAACCAACCAAACCTTGGTCTTGCGCCCTTCGTCCAGAATCTTTTGAATTAGGGCATCAGCTTCCTTGCCCAGGTTGCGGCTGATCGAACCCCATTCGCCAAGATAGAGCACGGTGTCTTGACCCACATCTTTGCCAGCGCGGTACAACTCTAGCCGCTCGTCGATACGCCGAGCTGCGGCCACAATCGCCAAGCGGATCGTTTCTGGCGTGTAGGCGACTTCAAACAGATGGGTAATGCCACGCAAGTCGATTTGCTGATCTTCAGGGTGATATGCAGTGTAGTGCGTGCTGCAAACAATGCAGTGCACGCCGCGCTTGATATCGTTGGCCAACAGGGTATTGAGCGTCGTGGTTTTGCCAGCGCCCGTGCTCCCAGCCATTGCGGTATGCCCACGCTTGGTTGTTTCAATGTCTTGCAGTTTGTAACTGAGCACGGGAACAGCAGGCTTTACTGGCTCGATTGCGGTGGCCGCAATGCCAGCTGGGAATGCATGCATGGATGGTTGGGCCACTTGTTGATTCAGAAAGTTTTGCTGCACTGGCGTTTGAATCGGGGCAGCGGGTTTGATCTTCTTAGGCTTCTCATCAGGCAAGGGCAGGCCAGCAGCAAGAGCCTCACGCCGCTCGATGCGACGCTGGAGGCGAACAAGACCATACATTGAGCCATATACGAAAATGGCTGCGGCAATGATTACGCCGATCCAAAGCTCTGCTGTCATGGCACTGCCCTCTATTTCTATACTTTGATAAGCTTGCGCTTGCCAAAAATCAATCGTTCAGGAATGTATGCGGAAATGATGCCCACGACCAAGCCTACCAGCCACGAAATTGCAACGCCGCTGCTACCTGGCATGATTGCATTGAAGAGCGGCGTGAGCAGCCACTCGCGCAGCTGGAGCGCGGTCATAATCGCATCAGGGGCTAGAGCTATAAGATAGCCGATCGTTGTGACATCGCTGGTCAAAATCTGCGCAGCGGTCAGGCCAATGGCAATAATGAAGCCAATAAGCACGGCGTAGATGATGGAAACATCGGGCCGCGCAATATCGCGCACATCAATCACGCAGGCCACCGTGGTTGCAATACTGATGATAAAGGCCACGCCAGAGAGAATTGCCGCGCCAATGGGCCGCGCTTCGTCCAGCGTTTTTCTTCCGAGGAGGGTTTGGGATCGTGTTGTCACAGATACCTACCTTTGGACGTAGCAGCCATGGTAGAATACCCGTAGCTGCCGGATGGTTGTTAGAGATTGGCAGTTCATGCGGCGGATGTTTCCAGCATCGCGCCGCGTTTTGCTGCCTACGAGTATAACACAACGGTCAAACGCTCATACCAAAATCTAAGTCGTCGTCTTCATCCTCGAAATCATCAGTAAAAACCGCTGGAAAACTGGTTTTTTCTTCTGGTTCAAAGGTCATACGGTTGTCTGCCTGTTGTGTGACTACCGTATGTTGTATGTCTGCCAACGGTATGCCACCGTTGATAATTCGCTGTAAATGGTTGGCGATCTGCGGTTCGAGGTCTGTGCTCGATAGGGCGCGATAGGCATCAGCACGAAACTGGCTAATATCGCGACCAACGGCGTGCAGACCAATGATGAGCAGTGCAAGCGTCGCGCTGGTGTCGTTGCCAGCGCGACCCAGTGCATCGCCAAGCGCATCGCTCAACTTGGCGCTTAGTCGTTTCATTGGCCGCCCTTATTGATGCTATAGCGAGCCAAGCGAGCGAACCCCGTAGCAACCGACAATTGCGGATTCGGCACCACGATTGCTTGGCGATATTTATCGACGATGGGCTGAGCCAATGATTCCATTTCAGCGCCACCACCGCCAATCAAGACCTTTTCAATCGCGCCACCACCACGCAGCAATTCCGTTAGCTTTGCCACAATCTTCATGCCTGCATCGGCCAAGACCAATTCTGCCTTTGGCGGCAGCGGCAGGAATTCACCGCTGACCAACAGGCCTTTGTTGCGCACTGCCTGATCGATTTGAAACAAGGTTAAGTCCATTTCATAGCTGGCAAATAGCAGCTGGCCAATGCGAGCGAGCACCGTTGACGTGCCCAAGTCAAGACTGAAGCTCATGGCTGGCTCTGGACGCAAGTTGTTCACCACAACGGCATTGACCGTGTAGTGGCCAATATCAACAATCAGCACGCGGCTCTTAGCTAATTCAGGCCGGACTCGCGCTCCACGTGCGTCCAGCACTTGCGAGTAGAGCACGCCCAACGGTTCCGAGACGATGCGAATCTTTGACCCGCTGAAGGTGTGGGCCGCTGCGATGCGCAGCAGCTCGCCCAAGCGCGTGGCCGTATCCAGTTCATCAGCCCAGCTGGCAGGCAGGCCGCTAACCGCAACGCTTGGCTCGCGTGGCACCTCCAGCCATTCCAAGCCAGCCCGAACGAGTGCCGGAATGAAATAATCATCCTTCAGCCGAGCCTTGTTGATCTCGCTGCGGGGTGAACCGATCAGCGCATCCTCGCCAACCCAAAAGCTTTCATCTTTGATTTGAATGGTTTGAATTTGTTCAAGCGCGCCAGGCACTTGGCGTTGCGCCTTCGCCACGATGCTTGGAAACACAATCGATTTTTCGTCACCTGCTCCATTGTTGACAACAATCTTCGTATTGCCAAATCCGGGATTGATGCCAATTGCCAACATTGCTGTATTCGTCATTGTGTGTCATTCCTTTATTCAGTAGGCACTTGGGAAATTCCCAAGTGCTCGATAATTCTATGCGCTCCGCTTGCGTTTGCGGGCTTCTTGGCGCAGCGCTTGGCCCACAGCCTTCAGCTCGCTATTGCTCGTCACGAACGTGCGATCCCCCGCCGTGATCGCGATGATGTGTTCATCGCCGCGCTTTTTATAGCTGCTGGCCGTCTGTAACGGCTCAGGAGCGATTGAAACCTCTATAACCGTCGCTTCGACCATTGCAGCCTGTTCAGCGGTCACATACTGCCGCCAATCAAGCGCAGGATACCCTGCCAGTTGATTATCTAGAATGCAGCGCGCTGATCGCCAATCTTCTGCCTGCGCTGCCAATTGAAAATTTATTGCCCACAGTGCCGTTTTCATAGCACAGTCTCTGGGTTGCGCGGAGCATAGCGAGCCATCATTGCAGCATAATCTGCCGTGCGTTTGTAGGCATCCCATGCAGCGAGTGCATCGTCAACAGTTTTGAAACGATGGGTTTTCAGAAACTGCTTGGTACGATTGCTTGGCTGTGGCTCGTAGTCAAAGATTTTGGTCGAACGGTTGTAACACACACGCTCGCCGCGTCGAATTGCCCACAAGGTTGTGCCATCTTGCTGGCCACAGGGTTCAAGTGTGATCCGCGTTGGACTAAGCTCGACTTGATACAGGATATAGCCAAGCACTTCTAATTGATCAACCGTGGTAACCGATTCTTTTGCTTTGCGGGTCATGCCTGCACCTCCATCGCGTGAGGCAGTGGCAACCAAAGCGCATGCGCTTCGAAGGCATAGCGCTCTTCGTATTTATCGCCAAGCAGATAATAGTATTGGCGATCCACCGAGGTCATGCAGGGCTGCCATTGTTGATCGTGCCAAACCAGCATGATTTCTTGCGATTCGGGCATATCATCGCTGAACGTGCGCGGCATTGGCCAACCCCAAACAGGCTTGGGCGCTGCGTCCAGCATCTTGCTCGATGTTGGAATGGGTTCAAGCGCTGGAGCTGGGGCGAGACGATCCAACGCATTCAACCAATCAGCGGCTTGCCATTCATCACTCGTAAAGAATTCGCTCATGCTAGTAGCCCTCCGCTTCGCGATAGGTGTCCAAATTAGCAAACCGCGTTGTTGAACGAAAGAAGCGCAGCGGCACAATGCCTGTTGGCCCATTGCGATGCTTCGAGATATGTACCTCTGCAATCCCTTTTTTATCGGTATCAGGGTTGTAAAGCTCTTCCCGATAAATGAACATCACAATGTCGGCATCCTGTTCCAAACTGCCGGATTCTCGCAAATCCGAGAGCATCGGCACATTGGAGCTGCGGCTCTCAACTGCCCGCGAAAGCTGCGAGAGCGCGATTACTGGCACGTTCAAATCGCGAGCAAGGGCTTTCAAGCCGCGACTAATGTCGCTCACTTCTTGCTGGCGATTCTCGCCACGGCGGCCTGTTGCACCACCCTGCATAAGCTGCAAATAATCGATAATCACAAGGTCTAAGCCTTGCTCGGCTTGCAGCTGCATACAGCGTGAGCGAATGTGGGCCACGGTGCAGGCTGGCGTATCGTTGATGTAAATGGGCAGGGTTGACATGCGCCCAAGCGCCTCTGTCAACAGTTGCAAATCGCGATCGTTGATTTCGCCCAAGCGCACCTTTTGCATATCGATGCCCGTTTCGGTTGCCAGCATCCGTTGCATCAGTTGTTCGCGGCTCATTTCAAGACTGAATACCGCAACCGTGGCTTCTGATTCCTTCGCAGAGTTGTAGGCGATATTCAACGCCAAACTGGTTTTACCCGTTGCAGGCCGCGCCGCAAGGATAATGAAATCGGAATTCTGAAAGCCGCCGGTTAGGTTATCGAGATCGTGGTAGCCGCTTGGCACACCGCTTACTTTGCGATCCCCTTCCATCTGATGCTCCAGTTGTGTGTAGATCAATTCGGTCATCGTTGCCATACTGGTGAATGCTTGCTGCGATGCAGATCGGCCAAGCGCTTCGAGCTTGTCGGTCATAGCCAAGTATTTGGCTTCGCGAGTCAACTCGTTGTCATTCGCGATTCTGGCAAGCTCTGCGCTGTTTTTGAGCGCTCGCCGCGTCCAGGCCATATCGGCAACTGAAACCGCATAGCTTTCGACCTCAGTCGCCGTCGGTGGCACCATCGTGAGATGGCTCAGGTAACTAAACCCGCCAACCGATTCGTGATTCCCCTGGCGTTGCAGCTCGGTGTACACCGTCGCAGCGTTGGGGCGAACCCGCCGATCAAAGACCGCGCGAATCGCGCGATAAATCATGGCGTGCTTTTCGAAGTAGAAATCATCAGCATCAACCAAAATGTTGTTAACCAACACGGTGACATCAGGATCAAGGAGAATTGCCCCAAGCGTGAACTGTTCGGCATATTCATCGTAGTTTTGCGTTGTCATTAGCGGCCCTCATTTCGCTTCGTCCATGCCTTCAGATCGTCCATATATTGGCTTAGCGCTTGGCTACGGTCATACCGGCCAAGGTCTTGCCAATCAGCGCGGGCGATAGAAGGATGTTCTGGCTTAGGGTCGCTAGCAACAATTGGGGCAGGTTCAGGATTGGCTGCCTGATCAACCAGCCAGCTGCGCAAGTTTTTTGCAAGTTGATTGGGCTTGTAATGGGCAGGCATTGTGGAATTTTTCACAAGCGCCCATTCTGCTTGGATTATTTCGACTGGAATAATTGACAGTTCAGCTAATACCTTGTCGCTCCGAACACCGCACTCTTTCAGTAATCGGTAACTTGGATTTTTTGACAACACATCCACGCCATGCATGTCAGTTGCGTGCTTGGGTTCTGAATTTTCAGAATCAACGCTCTCATGCATGGATGAATGATTAATTTCATTATTAGTAATCTCTGTACTTAACGAAGTCTCTGTACTATTAGTAATCTCTGTACATGTGTTCCACTCTGGCGTACCATGGTATCTTCCACTCTGGCGTACCATGGTATCTTCCACTAAAGTGGGGGATACCTCAGAACCACCTGTTGGCATCTCATTTATACGCTTAATCCCTTCTGGAATTGGCTCTAAAAACATTCGGTTAGGGAGTAGGTTTCCTCGATCTGTTAGAACATTGCGAAATTCGCGTTTCAATAGTTTTTCGCTCACTAGATAGTCGGTCGCCTCTTTAGCCTGACGTTTAGTGATGCCTAGCCGATCTGAGAGTTGATCGTAGCTCCGCTGGAGCATGTCTCCCTTGAATTTCGAACGCCAACCAACAAATTTTCCGGTTTCTTCATCGCGTTGTTCTTGAGGTCGATACCAGTAGATCACATCAGACAAGATAATGATCGCCACTAAATTAGGCTTACCGTTTTCATACTGAATGTGATGAAACCAAGTTAAGGGGATAATATTTCCGTGAAAGGCAATTTCGTTAATTGCCATAACCACGGGAGTAGGGGAATAATCAGGACGTGACATATATAGCACCTCAGAGCCGCCGCCAGCGCTGGCAACGACTAACAAAATCAAACCATTCAAGCATCGCAGATTCGACCTGCAACGGTGCGTGCTCTGTGTCACGGCTGTGCGGCTTAACCCCGCACGGCACACGCACGAACGACGCATTGACATAATTTGTTGCAAAATGAAATATTGAGGTGCGTGGGGTAGCTAGAGAGGGGTAACACATACAGGCCATAGGATTGACTGTCAGTGCTGTCAGTTTGCCACTTGAAAGTCAGGCTAAGTATGCTACACTTTTTGTACACCACGCATCTCATTGAACCCTATCAATAGTCGGGCTTTATATATGGTTGTGTTGGTGATTCTCCGAGCAAATCCCAATAACAATTGCTCAAGGTCTTATGCCGATCTGTTTGCCGCAGGTCGGCTTCCCTTTTTAAGAATCACCGTTTAGGCCTCCTTGGGTTGCAAAATCGTGGTACGACCTGAACGCTCGATGTTGATGCGATTCAGCCCACGCAGTTTGCTTACATGGCGACTCACAGTCGCTTTGCTTAGTCCTGTCGTCCTGACGATGAGCGCCTGGGTTACAGGCGTGCCAGCGCGATAAAGTGAAACGATGGATCGATATACCACGTTGGTGGATACCTCTGGGGTTGGCACAACCCCTGTGATTTCGTCAGATGTATGCTTGTTCTTCATTGATCTCTCGCTCGTTGATTGTTGCAAGGGTGAAACAATCAACGTATAATGCAAGAGTAGAATGCCCTATTGGTTAGCATTCTGCGCTTCCCAATTTATTGGGTAAGTTCGGTTGGGGTGTGCGTGTGTCCGGCAAAGATAACAGCGCACACCCTCCCCTCTTGCTGAATTATAGCTTTACAATGCTTTAGTATCAATACCTTAGCCCATCTGTGCTACATATATACAAACTATAATGCAGCATTGATTTAAACTAATTAATAAATCCTCTGATGATAGTGGCATGTCCTGGCATGCCAATTGCGCCACTAGCGGCTAGCTCCCGCTGGTGGCGCTTCGCTTTTTAAACTCAAAGACTGGATATAACGATTTAGCTCTGCCTTGGAAACCAACATGATAGTCTTTTGTTCTCCGACATGATCAGCCTTGATCACATTCTCTCTAATCAGTTGATACACGCGCGAGGGCGTTACCCCTAGCTTTCTGGCCGCATCCTGCACGGTTATGAAATCATCTAGTGCCATCTATACCTCCACTTTATTGTGCCCCAAGAATAGCATCAATATCACACTTGTCAAGTGTAATATTACATACTTGACAAGTGTGATATTGATGCTATACTGCAAATGTGATTAGGTCATCTTTTGCCGGACACGCCTAACACAAACCGAATTACCTAAATAAATGGAGGCAGTTATGCTCCCTCAATTCTCCCCAGTGGAAACCCCTGCGTTAAAGCAGGCGGTTGCCTACGCCCACAAAACACAGGCCGCAGCATCAGCGTTGATCTTTCCAGCGCTCGAAGCTACTACCGTGGTAGCGAAGCTCAAGAAAGCCTTGCGTGCGTTGACTGGCCCTGAGTTGGCCGCCGAACGCAAAGCCTTGCGCGCCACGTTGAAGCAGGCTGAATCCATGGCTCTCAAGTTAAATGCACTGCTGACCCAAGCCCAGGCGATCTACGAACGCGCATGGGCCAAGCGCTGTGCCATTCTCGAAGCTCAGCGCATCGAATGGGAACAAGCCAACCCCGAAGCAGCGCACGAATTAGCCGTTGCCCGCATGGATCACACCGAGTACCACGCGAAACATCGCGTGACCCATCGGAATCGCATGCGGCGCACAGCGATGAGCGCCTAGCACACCAATAGCACTTGGGAAATTCCCAAGTGCTCCTTCGCAACCCTGAAAAACCCAACCAACTTTTTTGCACCTTTCCAATTTGCAACAACACCGATCAAGGAGGCTTTGATGCCTTTTTCTCTCGACGATAACAACGTGCACAACTGTGTGCGTGAAACCGTCAGCGGCTGGGGCGTGTGGTGGAACGGCGAGCGCGTGGCTGATGGGCTGCGGACGCAGGCCGAAGCCATTACCGAGCTTCAGCGCTGGCAGCGAGGCAAGCAATGAACAAGCGCACCTATGAATACCTGAACCAAGGCCAAATTGTCACGCTGGCCAACGGCTACCGCTACACGGCCAAGCGCGCAGGCATCTATATCTTGTTTGCTAATGGCTCAGTGCTTGGGCCGTATGCCAACTACGAAGATGCCGAGCAGGCTGCAAGCGCAACCGTCAACGACTGGGCTTGGCGACAATGATCACTGATGCAGAGATCAACGCGCTGGCCAAAGCGCTGGCGAGGATAGCCACTGCACTCTCAGTTGCGACAACGCCCGAGCGGCGCGCCTCGCTTAACGCGGATTTATCCGAGGCCTACAACCAACTGCAATATGGTTTTGAAAGCCAGACAAGCGTTATCAAAGATACCTTGTCGATTGCCCAAGCATGCTGCCGCCGGTTGCCGCTCGATGATTATTCCAATGCTGCCTTGTTGGCCGCTCGCAGCAGCCTGCGCCACATGGCCTGCACCGAATCGCGCGCAGGGAACAACAAAGAGTTTTGGCGGCTGGAGTTTGCCAGTCGCTACCTGGATGCCCAGATCAAGGCGCGCGGTATTCGGCTCTAGCCAAAGTCTGGAATGAAAGGAGGTGATTGAATTGACCGCAGTACGAATTTTCAGTGCCCAAGACAGTGATTTCAATAAGGCAGCAGCTGAGGTTGTGCATCAATTCAACACATGGCTGATGAACCACACCAACGCTGAAATTGTGTCAACGAGCGCATCCCACGCAGCGTTGCCTGAAAGTGAGAATACCGAGGACGAACATACCTACAGCGTTCTCGTTGTTTACAAATAATCGGCATCAACCAGCGTTTGCACTGGCAGCCGCCTTTGCAAAGCCGGAAGCGTCACCGGCACTACCTCAACCAAGGAGCCGCCATGATCAAAGTCTATATTGATTGTCGCCTGCCAAAGGGCAAAGCGCCACCGAAGAAAAAGCCATGCCCCCATTGCGGGCGTGAGATTGACCCAGGTGGGCCACTTGCCCAACACGTCAAGTATTGCAAGCACAAGTAATCGCGTCGGAACAGATTGAAACGGGCTGCTAATCCCGTTTACCAGCGCCAATCAGGCGCGACCATAGCAGTTCACGGCTCGCAGGCCTCAGCCTCCTGCGGGCCATTCTTTACCCAAAATAATGTTGTTGCACCTTAACAACCTATATCAAAACCGCGATTTATAACGGGGAATTACGCCATGTCATCTCTGATTAAACGGAAGCAAGCGCCTGATTTCAGTACCGTAACAGTCCTGTTGTATGGCGAGGCAGGCGCAGGCAAAACCACCTTAGGGTGCAGCGCGGGAACAATTAAGAATCGATTGGTTGTGTGCTGCGAGGGTGGAACGAAGGCAATCGCTGGCGACATTGCAGAAGTCTCCAGCTTGAAGGAACTGAACGAGGTCATTCGGTATTTGACCAAGAACGACCACCCCTACGAGTACGTGGTGATCGATGGCCTGAATCGGCTCTATCGCTCGATTCATCGTCAATCACCGAGCGGCAAAGTAAACAGCAAGGGTGATCCAGTGAAGGACAAGCGGTTGAGCCACGTTGAACCAACCCAAGAACTAACCGCTGCGCTCGATCAACTTTCAGCCCTGCCGCTGGTCAAAATCCTTATTGCACACTCGAAAATCGAAAAGGATGAGGATGGATACGAGCACACAGTGCTGGCCTTGCCGGAAGCGCTCTGCCGCTACGTGAAGCAGCTCGTTGATGTTGGCATTCATTGCTGGCGCAGCGGGCAAAACTATCACTTTACGGCTGATGAAATTAGCCACAAGAGCGGCACGGTTTGGGGCAAGGATCGTTCAGGCAGGCTTGGAGCGCGGCCACGAGTTCAGAAGTGGGGAACCATCGAACAAGCGCTGGGCCTTGAACCGCCCAAGCCAAAGGAATAACGATGACACTAATCATCTTTGTTTGTGCAATGGCGGGTTTGGCGGCACTCCTCCAGACCCGCATTGGAGGAGGCGATGAAGGACATTATTGACCAAGCGCCGGAGCGCTGCCATTACTGTGGCAAATACTGCAACGGCTGGCCACTCTGGAAATACACAGAACACCTGGATCGCTGCCCGCAGCGGCCAAAGCAGCCCAAGCGCAGAACCTTCTATCTGCGCTGCCGCGTGTGTGGTCAATTCGTTCGATTTGGGTCTGTGTGCAAACACCAACGACTGCGAGGCACTGTATGAGCCACGGAAACGACGATAGAACGTGCTGTTGGTGCAAGAAAACGTTGCACATCAGCGCGCGGGGTATCGTAATCCATCAAAAGCGATGCGAAGCCAACCCCAACCCTGAGCCGCTGCCGGAACCAAAGCCCACACCTAAGTGGCAATGCCCCAGTTGTGGCAAGACCATCACCGAGGCACGAAAACATACCCACCGCTGCCCAGCGCCCAAGCTGCCCGCTATCCGGCAGGGAAAGTTCAACGCCGCGATTGAAACAATGAAACGCAATGATCGCAAGCAGGCCACCGTGAAAGCGGAAACGGAATGTACGCGCTGCCACCAAACGCCCTGTGCCACGCCTGAATCGTGTGGCCGAGCAAAACGCGCAGCGAGACAACATGCAGAGCGATTACGCATTGAGGCCGCCAACCTAGGCCGCCGCAATACCGATTAGCGCCACCAACTATCACAACCCTGACCGCGCCTAGAGTCTCTAGGAGGAAGGATTTGTACCGAATTATGACCAACGAATTAGCGGCGCGCTCGCTTGAGGATGAGCGCCAAGCAGACTTAATCAAGGCGATGGCCACGCACATCGCCGAGCTGCAAGCTCAGGTAGCTGATCTGCAAACGGAGTTGCTTGACCAACTGGAGATTAATTGGCTGTTTGAAGAGTTGGAGTTAGCAGCAGGCGAACACGTTGTGGTCATCAACCGCGTTAATGAGTGTACTCAGTTGGTTGCACGCGGCCTGTTATGGCAGGGGCCGACGCTACGCGAGGTTGCGGTTGCTGCCTTCGAGAAGGAACCAGTTCATGGCGACTGACCAAACCTGCCCGATTTGCAAGCGGCCATTGGTCAAAATCACACGCGCGAACTTCCTGTGGCACGAAGCGAATTGCAAGCGCGAGCGAGAACTCGACCAACGCGCTGCCGAGCTGGCGCAACAATCGCTGGCCGACCTGCCGATTGATAGCAAGGCCATTAATAAGCTTGAAGCAGCGGTTCATCACGGCTGGACGATTGTGGCACACCTGCACGAGAATCGCGTGATTTTGTACTACCGCAATCTTGAGTTTGTTGGCGATAACCTGCGCGATGTGCTCAAGAAAATCGTTTGAGCCTTGGCCGTAGCCAGCGGCCAACCTGGCTACTGAGGCCTGTGTGCTGGCCTGGTAAACACGCCGAACCACCTCACGTTACGAGGTCGATTGATTGCCGGAAGTAATCAAATAGTTCCTCGAGGAAAGCATCCCACCCATCCATCCATGCCCGAATAGATTCCAATCGCGCGGCTAGGTCGATTGATCACCGACTTGGCTGCGCAGCCGGAGGATAGATGAAATCCAAAGTGTACCAACTCAGCAAAACAACGCCGGGGCTTGGCAAGGCTGTACAGCTTCTCGTTGATGGCAAATGGCGTTGCTATCTGTGGCAAGGCGACTCATGGCAGCGCTTCGATGATCGCCGCGACCCGTTGCCAACTGACCGATGGAAACCACTTAAGCCCACAACTGGCAAAAACTACCGCCAGCCAACATAGCCGTAATCATCGGCCACCACGATATTGATTTTACATAAAGGAGTTATCCAAATGCGATACACACCCGAACAGAAAGCCGCCCTGCAAACGAAGATGGTCGAAGCCCACGAAGCTAAGCAGGCAGCGTGGCTGGAGCAGCAGGCCAATACCCGCCTTGCAGATTTACAAGAAGCGAATCTGGCGCGCCACGCGATGATCAACGATTGGCACGACCTCGTATCACCGGAATTACTCCAGCTGGCGGTCACAGAAGAGTGGCTGGTTGATTACGAACATGGCTACATCTTGATTGAATGTTGCCTCGATGCAAAAACCGACACACCGCTGGTGCTGGAGTATGAAGGCGAGGTTTTAGAGATTTACAAAAGCGAAGATCACTATTACCTTCGCCGCTTGCCATCAGAGTCACGCATCGGCGCGCCAGAAACGCCAGCCGCTGCCGAGCAAGAAGTTTGGGAATACTTCGGGCGCTGGTTGCTCGACCAAGCTGCTGCCGAGCGCAAAGAGCAAGCCCAAGAAATAGCCTTCGAAGATGCGATTGCGCCAGTGCTCGATGCGGTGTTGACCGAGCTTGAAAAAGCTTGCCGGAAGCATGGCGCGATTCGTAATCAGCACGAATTATATGCCGTGCTACTCGAAGAGCTAGAAGAGTTTTGGGTAGAGGTGAAAAAGGCCCAAAACTCTGCTGTGCTGTCGGCGGATGCAATCAAAGAGCTGGTGCAAATCGCGGCCATGGGGCTGCGCGGGCTGCTCGACTTGGGCGCGTTCACGCAGCAATAAATCAAGCACATCACATCGCAGCAAGGAGGGGTTGTGTCACGGCCACCAAAGAAAAAGTATGAACTAGGGCAATGGGTGCGATTCTCACGCATCGTTGCCCCCAAGCCCGATGCTGATGGCTGGCCGCGCACGCAGTATATGGGCCGCGTGCGCAAAGGAATGGTAATCGGGGTCACGAAGGTGTATCGACGATTACCAGGCACTATCCCGCCACGCTTAGCCGACGGCGTAGAGGTCTATCTGATCGCCGTCAGCCACCATCGCTACTATCGGGTGTTTGAATCAGACATAAAAGCCAATTAATTCTATGGCACATGAATCTGTAGGAGATACCATCATGTCAGGCAAAACCAAACCACAATCAACCGACGCTCCAGCCGAAACCGCCGAGCCAACCACGACCGCAGCGGCCACCCCAAAGGTGAAAATTGTTCGCACGCCAACCCAAGACTATCAATTCCCATCAACGGCAACCACGGCCAAAGAGCACGAAGCTGAAAACCTGCAAATCAAGGCACAGTTGGTTGCGATGGGGTTTCCTGATATGGCCAATGCTGAGATCAAGCAGACAACGAACGATGGCCAAGTCATTGTTGAATTTGTGAAGAAGGTTGGCACAAAGGGGTAGCTCATGCAACAGCCAACGATTAACCTCAGCGCGGCATTGGTAGCCGCGCTGACTGCTTTAGACCCTGTTCCGCCACCACCACCATTGCCGCAATGGATGCGCGACTTTTTGGGTTTACGAACGAGCGACATGACGATTGACGAGGTGCTTCAATCGCAACCTGTCTGGGAGTATGTCAAATGTATAGCCACCTACCCGAGCGAACCAGCAACGCTCACGATTATCGAGAAGGCAGCGGAGATCAGCCCAAGCCCAGTCATGGCGAGCAACGATCTGCCGGACGGCTGGTAACAGGACGCGAGCTGAACGCCTACATTAAGCGGGACGATATTGAGGCGATGCGGAAAATGCTGCTGATTGGTAGAGCCATGCAGCAAAACTGGCCTGATTATGATCTCTGGCAAACCGTCAAATTTCAGCTTCGACCCATGACCGTCATGGCCCTGAACTATTGTTTTTGGATCGAAGATTATCTCGACCTGTACAACAGTTTGCGTGATCACCTTGATGTTGAAGGACTCGCCATGACCTTCAACAGCGATGAGGAAGCCTTTTCCGTTCTTGAAATCGTTGGCATGTTTCTTCAGGATATGCCGATTATGGTGTATGGATACGACCCCCCTAGTCGCTATCCGGGCACTAGGCAGCACTGGCTTGCCAGTGTTATCAACCACATTATGGGCGACGAGGCACACACCTTTGATCCTGACGTTGCCCAGTTCCCACGCGCCAGCCGTGCGCCCAAGGATTTCCTGTTTTGTAGCAAGGTGGTTAATGTCCTTGCTGCATCGGCTGATCCGAATCATCGCCAGCTTGCCGCCATCGTGGCCTATATCAACAACATTACTGGGTTGGATGTTGTTGATTGGTCGCATCGGGGAATCCAAGAGAGTGGAATCCAAGGGAATAACACTGATTGGCAGATGCCTGACTACATTGATCGCGTTCGAGGAAACCAACTCTTTGGGAGACTTCTCGAAAGTCTGTACCTCGATCGTTCCCATGATTTAGCTTTCAACCCTGATATCACCCTCGATTTTGTTCTTCCGCTGTATGGCGCTATTGCAGTCGTGTGCAGCAAAAATGTGAACGTGGCGGCACAATCAAAGGCGCTGATCGACATTGTTCTTGGGAATAATGACACGAAGGATGAGGAAGATTTCGAGGCCCAACCGCTTTATGACCTTATTTTTCCAGAGGACCCCGCAGATGCAGAAGAATTCTTTGCAGAAGCCAATAAATGGCTTGGAAACGCCGAACCCTACACAAAGCCAATCATTAGCGTTTCATTTGACTGATGAAGCAGCACCGCTGGTGGTTCATTTCTATAAAACAGCGACGATTCTTGAGCGTAATGATGGATTGGTTCAGCAGGTCTATCCAGTTAATATTGAATCGCTCCACGCCCTGCTTGGCAATATTCCACGATCAACAGGTATTCTTCCCGAGCATGTGATTGCAATGGGCCGCCATGATGGCCGCGACTTGATTATCAAATATGTTCCACCAAAGCGCCGGAATTTGATCACCACTGAGAGCAATAAACCCAAACCGATTTCGATTGTGACACCGCCACTAGTGTGGAGTGGATGCGGAACCGTCTATCGAATCTATGCACTCAATAGCACAGCCTGGCCAAACGAAAATACGATGCTCTATCATTCGCCATTTCCTAATGTCTATAGCAATGGCACGATTTGCTGGGGCGATACGGGGAATGCACTCCAAGCAGCGAATAGAACAATCGACACAATGCTTGATCGCTTTTTTACGAGCGTCTTTGCATCGCACCTCAATAACTCTCGTTCTCGCTCGAATCCGGGTTCAGTCGTGAAATTTTGGGAAACCATTACCAATGACGATGCTTATCCTCTTGGTGATTTACTTCCTGCAAACATTCGGCTGATCGAACTGCTGGAGGGTGAGGGCTATGCAAACACTCGCTAACCTTGTTCGTCACTACATCGCAGCGGCTGATCAGCCGCTGC